TTGGCTCAACATGGTGGTTGAAACCTACAGCAGCGATACCTGCATTGCGTTGAGTGAAAAAACATTTAGAGCATTGGTCACACCAGTGCCATTTATGGTATATGCTGGCCGTTATACCACTGCACGCCTTACACAAATGGGCTTTGATCTCATGCCAGACTTGGTCAAGCATCGCACAGATTTTAATTTGGAAAAACAAACTGGAGAGTTTGGTGATCGCATGGTAGACTTTGTGCGTGATGGTCATGAGTCTGTGGAAGCCATGAAACAGTTGCCATTTGAACAAATTCAACTGCGTGGGCAACAAGCTGCCACTCACAATCAACAGCAGTTGGCCAAAATGAAACAGGCCTGGCCTGCAGATTTTGCTCAGTGGTGGGCACAAGTGGTTGAGCGAATAAAATAATGTGTGGTGTATTGTTTGTGAAAAGTCAGCGGCCTCTTGGCCTTGACCTACACCTACAGGCAGTTGACAAGATCAAATTTCGTGGGCCAGACTTCGCACACTACCAACATCACAACAACGTTTTCATAGCACAGACTGTGCTACACATCACAGGCGAAGATGAGTTTTATCATCGCCCACGATCAGACTTTTTGGCCTACAACGGTGAAGTATACAACTATCGTTGGTTTGGCCGATACAGCACAGACACCGAACTGGTTTATCGCACAGTGAGAGAACAAAACTACAAGAAGTTTCCTTACTTTGAAGGCCCGTGGGCCTGGGTGTATACTGATTTTGAGTCAGTGAGATTTGCAACCGATCCACAAGGCGAACGCTGTTTGTATCGATATCAAGATGATGACATTTTGATTGTGAGCAGTGAAGTGTCGGCAATTTTGTGCTATGTACAACCCAAAATTCACATCAAATCCTGGACGCAAAAACACTGGCCCACCATCGGCCAAACACCTTACCAAGGCATTGAAAGAATCACACCAGGTCGATTGTATACCGAAACTGGCGCAAGTTTTCAACTTGACAGCATATTTGATTGGGCGCTTGATCCGCAATCCATGAGTGAAGGGGAAGCACAAGAAGAATTTGATTGGATATTTGACAAAGTCATAGCAGACATGCGCCCACAAGAACCCGCAGGGTTGACCTTTGGTGGCGGCGTGGACTCTGGAATTATATTGGCTGCCATGCCAGAGTTTGCAGGATTGTATACCACAGTGTGCGAAGGCAAAGACACTGTGAGCACTAGAGTTAGAGAGTTTTTGACCGACCAGCAATGTCAAAAACTTGTTGAGTTGCCCATGACCGAATGTGACTGGGCACAGGACTACATTGACATCATTGAGTGTTCACAGATGCCTGTGCAGAGTTGGAGTTTTGTTGGCCAATGGCATATTGCTCACCACTGTCAGCAACGAATTTTGTTCACTGGTATAGGCGCTGACGAACTGTTTGGTGGATATGGTCAATATCAAAACATGCAATTCACCACAGACACATCTGCAAGTCCTTACAGTCAATTTGATTTGTCGGACACAGATAGTCAAGCCTTATGGAATCAGTGTGTGTCTGCCTCGCAAGGCCATGCAGGTGCTGCCACACTGCTAATGGATTATCTTGTGCAGATTACAGCAGTTGATGCACGAGGTGTAGACACCATGACCATGGCACACAGTATAGAACCACGTTCGCCATTCATGCATCCTAAGATTGTAAAGTTTGCTCTCAACTTGCCTTGGCATCTGCGGCAAGGCAAACCTCTGTTGCAAAACAAGTTTTTGCGTAAATGGCCCAAAGAGTTACTGTTGCCCAAGCAAGGATTTGCAGGGCATTGCAATGACAGTTTGCCTTGGTTGGGAGTGGATATTCCTGCGTCCACTGATCGATCTGCACAATGGAAACAGATTCAGTCGGCTACTTTTTTAAAATATTGTGGTATTGGTTCCAGTCAATCAAGCAATCAAACCACTCAGGAGTGATGTCAATTCCTGGATGTGCTCGAGCATAAGCCACAAAAGCCTGCACACAATCTGATTCACTGGGTGTGACCCATCTAGTTTGATCACTGTTGTATTCGTACCAGTACATGCCAAATGGCGCTGTGGGATCTGTCAGCCTAAAAGTAAACAACTGCCCCGGCCGAGCACCGCATAATCCAGCAAATTGTTCCAGTGTGGCGACTGGTTGTAAATGTTGATATTGATCAGCCCTGCTGGCATGTGTGCTTACGAATGCAGGCACAGTTAGAATTTCTGGTATGCGTTCCAAACATCGTAATCTGCTGTCTCCGGTGCCCGGCACCAACATGCCATCTGTATCCAACAACAGCCAAGGTTTAACAATGCCTTGTGCTCGAATATCATGTATCCAAAGATTCAACTTGACCAAGTTAGCAATGTCGTAGTGATTGCGAGCATCTGCTGCAAAATCATTTATGCCATCGTGCGTGAGCCATTCCATGGCCCAACGGCATAGATCGCCAAGTCGTTGATTGGTTGGTAAGTTTTTAAATTCAGCTTGTGGGTTCCAGAACAAACAATGATTGCCGTGGTGCATGCTATCATGCACAGGATCCTGAGTGCCGGGCCACTGTGCTTCAATTAAAGGATTATTCCAGTACATATATCTACTTAGTAAATACTCTTGTGAACTATGCTGAATTAATTGCCCACACTTTTCAACAGTTTGGTATAGACCTTATAGCCGAATACAACTGTTTCCAACCTCCTTATAACTCACAATCTGGATGGCCTTTGCAGTTACCCAACGTTGATTTTGGCCCACACACATTAGTACTGCTACACTTTCAAGATTTTACTACGAGATTGACAGAACTAGAACGTGTACAGGCACACTATGGTCAGCATGCTAATCAAGTAGCTATAACATATTGGAGTCATGGCCTAGATCAGTTGTATACTGGGCCTATTAATCTTATTGAATTTAGCAATCACAATCTAGCAACCTGCGAATCAATTGCCAAAAGACAATCAGAGTGGCAGCCATACTTTGATCAACCGCGCACCATATCATGGCAGTGTTTAAATGGTCGTGAATGTTCACATCGACAAAGAATAGTTGATGTTGTTCAAACATGGCCTAATGGTGTGTTAAGTTATGGCAACCAAATTGCTTTGCCTAAGTGGGCATATTCAACTTATCGCGGCACCGAAAATGACGAAAATTTTGTGCGCCTATCACCATTGTATTCTCAATGTGCTGTGAACATTGTTACAGAAACACAGTATAATGCTAGACCAGGCATAGTAACTGAAAAAACTTTACAAGCTATGATTGCCGGACAAATACCTGTTATAATTGGACACCCTGGCATTGTGCAAGACTGTCGAGAACTTGGATTTGACATGTTTGATGATTTAGTAAACACATCATATGATTGGTTGCCAAATGATCAACGAGCTGAGACAGCACTCGAACTCAATCGAGAATTAATTTTAGGCAATATTGACCTCAATCCTTATCAAGAAAGATTACAACGTCAGCAAAATTTTGTTCTTGACATATATCCTAAATGGATACGAGCAAACTTTGTACGCCTAGCACAATTATGTGCGAGTAAGATATGTTAACCACTTTTCTAAATCACCGTACATGGCCAACATCACTGCCTGCTTGCTACCAAACAAAACAATCTGTGGATTTTTCCCAATCTTAATGTAGTAAGGACAATCTAATTTTTTGTCTAAAATTAATAAATGCCTGGCAATAGCAACCAAGTTGGTTGGAACAGCAAATGAGTAGGTCTCAAAATCCCCGGTACTTAGGACCATAAATCCAGCCGTGGTCAATCGCATGCCACCACCATCTCGAAAATTCATCCACCACGATTGCAAGGCTTCTTCTAGTATGGGCCTGTCGTCTTCAGGGAGTCCCTGAATAATTTTCTGTGTGATTTTTTGTTTGCTGAACATAGTCAGGCGTGCCACCAAAGTCAATTTTATACAGTGTTACCGCAATCCTTGGTTTTTTAAAATTTATTACAGAATGCAAAACAGAATTATTAAATTTTGCCCACCTCCTTGATTCAAACTTAACAGATTCAATTAATTTTTTATCACAGTTGTGCCAACTAGTAATTGCATGGTCATCTGTTAGTAAATAATTATAACTCCAAAGTCTGTTAGTATCGGTATGAGGGGGTAACCACGGTGGAAACACTGCCTGCAATTTTATTTGCCATGTATCATCTATGGGTAAGTTTTTTCCTATCCATTCAGACAGATAATTAGGAACATGGTACAATCCGTAATGACCGGTGTACTTTCCATATTCTTTTTGTTGCAGATCAACCCATAAATTTTCAGCAGTTTGCTGGGACTCAATTAATTGATTTTCCATAGCCAATGGTAGTTGTGGCCAATCTAAATATTGATAATGTGTCGTCATTCTTACGGATAAATTTTATTGCCAGCAGTTAGTAACACTACTGAAAATTTTGTGGTCTGGAACTGTGCGTTGAGTTTGCGAGCTAGATTCTTGGCATGTCCGGGATTGGAAAAACTAACCTTTTTATACTTGGGCCCAGGATACTGGGTCAGCATGTTTGAAACTTTTAGATTGATTGGCTTGTTGTCGTAAAAAACTGCCCACACGCCTTCTGAGGCCAGTACTTGCTCGGTCTTGTAGGTTTGTTTGTTTGTGATTTCGATTAATACCTGCGGCTTGGGTCTTGACATAGATAAACTCCGTGTTTATTTATCCCAATAACTATGTAGATTTGAAACTGCCACCCGACAACACTACCTCGATTGGTTCATTTTGACTGACTTTTTCACGACGTGATTGCTCTAGTGCCAACAACAGTTTGGTTATATCACCATGCAAGTCTTTGGCGTCACGCAGAGGTATAACAAGGTCTTTCTGACCACGGCTTTCTGCGGCCTTGATCGAGTCAATAAACCGATTGATATGTAAACTCATTTTTTAAGATATGGTTCTAAATTAGGTGGCGTCCACCCCACTGGCTTGAGTACCTTGCCATCTTCACGCTTGCGAACCTTGCCTGTTTCCTTGTCAATCTTGGCAAAGTTAGTGTTCATAACTTCTTTCCAAGCACCTTCGGCATCTGCACCCATACTGTGTAGGGCACCAATTGTAACAACCAAAATGTCAATAAGTGCATCTACAGTTTCAACTTTGTCGTGTGCTGTGATAGCATCTGCAAGTTCATTAGCTTCTTCTTCAATTAACGAAACATATAAGTTTAATTGATCTTGATTGAAATTATCTGTGCTCTGATTACATGCCCGCATGAACTTTTCTTGATCACGAAAGGGATTCATTTGCCTGCTCCTTAGTGTAAAATGGTCCTTGATACTTGTAACGCTCAAGTGCAATCAGTTTGGGATTACGCACAATCTTCCATGAACGATGTTGCTTGACTGTGTACCATCCAGCCGCAAACCATGACTTGGATTTATCCTGTTTGGTAAACAGCGGCAACTTCAATCGCACGTTCCACAATCCGTTATATGTCTTACAACCAGTTTCATAACCGTGTACTGAATCATTAGGTGGTGGTGTCACAGTTTCAGATGGTTCAAAAGTGATGTCAATCACTTCTCTAACCATGGGCATGGTTTTGTAGCTGGACACTTGATTTTGTATTTTTACAACATACCCATCTGCACTGGCTTCAATGTTGCCAATCTTTTGATTGTTTTGTTTGAGGATCCAGTATTGGTTGTCAATTACTGGTTTTGCTACTATCATGTTAATACTCCTTGATATGTTTGATTCAGCCAGCGACCAATTGGTTCTGCTTGGTCACTCAGCTTGGTGAGTTCGTACTTGCCGCAGAACTTGAGAAAGTGTGCGCCCACCATGCCTGTGTCTTTATGACTGATTTGTTCACAAATCACTGCATCCACAACGTCTTTTATCTCTTGTGGTTGTGCTGTTAGATCAATCAGTGTGACGTTGCGTTCGTAATCTGTCAGCACCTTGTGTTCAACCGCTTCGTGATCAGACCAACGTTGCAACATGAGATTGTTCCAAGAGTAACCTTTTTTGTCACGATCCTCAAATGCTTCGGTAAGTCCCACTTGATTCTTTGTGCCTTTCACACGCACACCAGGATAAGCAGAGAATACATTGTCGCCCGGATCGCCACGCATGCACTTCAAGAACAGCACCCACTTTTGATAGTCAGGTGGAGTCACAAAGCTCCGGTCAGCTTTGCCTACTTTGATCTTTGAATTGCTTTCGATTGTAAAACTCAATTGATTGCCTTTGGCATCGGTTACGCCATCAACACTGAACAGGTGATCGTTTATGCCATTATACAATTGCACATTGGGTGCAACCAACTGGACGAAGTCTGAGTCACTGCTGACAATAATATGTTCATCTTGGGGGTGTAGTGCAATCCAGCGGGCTATGATATCGTCTGCTTCTGCTGTTGCGCAACGGATCACGCTACAATTTGTTTTCTCGGACAAGTATTTAGTCAGCTCATCATACGTTTCCCAAAATAGCTTGTCCTCTTCTGCTTCAGTTTCACTCATGGCGCCGCGAGCTACAGCACGATTGGCCTTGTAGGGTTTGTAGTGATCTTTGCGCCAGCTACGTCCTTCTAGTGCGAAAACCACATGGTCTACGCCAAAACGTCTGGCCACTTTATTAGCGCTCATCATGGTTAGGTGTAGCGCAAAGCCCAGTTTGGTCCATGTATCACTTGCCCTGTGTGCCGAATGGCGGGCACGGAAGAACATGTTGGCAGTGTCAATCAGTAGATATTTCATCAAAGCGGTCCAGAAGTTTGTGTTGTTTCATGTATTGTAACACATATTCTGACCAAAATCTATGGCCATTGGCTCCAAAGTGATAACTTTTGGGATTCACATGCTCAAATCCGTTGTTTTTTAGTATGGCATTCCAACTGTGCTCTTTTGAGTAAGGCTGGATATAGTGATTTTGCCAATCTCTCTGATTTGGCAAATCACTAAAAGTGCTGTTGCCGCTGAAAAACAAATGTCGCACATTTAGATCTTTCAGCTTGCGATGTAGATTCCAAATTTTATTATGCCATTCATTTGTCTTTTGAGTCCAATTGACATCTACGATGTACTGACGATAGCGTGATTCTAATTCAGGTGGCACCATGTCTACACCACTGGCATTTACTTGATAGTGTCGGCCTTCAAACACCCATTCTTCTCTTTCCCAAGTGGTCCATTGAATCACCATCACAGTGTCGTACAATCTTGTATAATTGTTACTGATCCAATCTGTGGTAGTTCTTAGTATACGATCATTGCTGGCTGCTGTTTCAGCATCGCAATAAAACTCAGTGTTGAGCATTCGGCTCAGGTGCCGGCCCCAGCTGGCTTCCAAGTTGATGGGATGTGGTCTACGGTCAATGCCATACCGACCATCATCCACAGCAAATACATCAGGCACTACTGCTTCAGCAGCCGCTGTGTGGCTGCAACCATTTACATACAATATCATTTTTGTAGCAATACTTTTTCTGTTTCAGCAGCTACCACACGCTTGCGAAGGCTTGAGCTTGAGAACGAATGATCTCTGCCGTTAAACACAATTTCAATGCCACGATCGTAACATTCATCACGACCGGTAAAATTTTTGTCAGCATACTCTACGCCCAGCACACGCACATCCAAGGGCAGGATCAACAAAAGGTCACAGAGGTCTTGTTCGGTTTGATACACCACAACTTCATCAACATAACGACACGCCGCCAACTGTATTTGGCGTTCCACCACACTTTGTATGGGGTGATTCTTGGTATCTGGACGGTCGATGGTGGGATCAGTCTGCAGGCCCGCGATGAGGTAATCACAGTGATTTTTTGCTTCGGAGAGCATAGCAATATGACCTGCATGCAACATGTCAAAGGTCGAGAACGTGATACCAATTCGTTTACCTTCAGCTTTGAGTTGTTTTATATGATTGAATATCATCCTATCTCACTCCGCCCATCTCCAAGGTCACGTTTTTGTACATACATGCCGGAGTTTTTAATTGCTTGTTCTTGTTCCCATGTTTCCATCACAACGTGTCGACACACATTTTGGAACCACCGATCCACAATCTCTCCATCTGAGTCTGTGGGTTTCATCATATAACCAGCCTTGACCAAGCGAGCCACAAAGATCTCATTCCAATCCAGTTCAAATGCACCTTGATGCAAGTTGTTGGGATCCACATCCATACTAAGCACAGCCACATAAGGTTCGCCTTTTTCTGTGGCAATTTGCTTTTCAGTTTTTACTGGCGGTTCTACTGCCTTGACTTTAGCAACTTTTTCTGCTACAGGTTGCGGCTTCTTTGCTTTTTTCTTGAACCAATCAAACATATCCAATACTCCTAACATGACGTCTGGCGTCATTTGCCCCAACCGTTGCCCCAAAGATCCACATGCAATCTTGGGCTGTAGTTATAACCACGAGTGAGTGCCCAGTTGGCCACATTCACTCGGTTGCGTTCGTATGGAGTGACCACACCACCTTGCGGCATCACATAGGTAACACCACGGAAGCCTGATTCACGATATGCAGCCACAGCACTATCAACTTCTTCAAAGTGTGCCAGGGTTTCTACCACAAACTTCAAATATACTGTGCCATGCATTTGATAGTCTGCTATGATCTCTGGTCGGATGGCATCCGACCACGATTCACCTGATGCTGACAGTTTGGGACTTACTGAAAAAGTAATTTCTCGCATGGGCACGGCGCCTAGTGCAGGGCGACGCCACTCGTGCAAAAATGTTCGAAATGCTGGCTGTAACTTTTGAGTGCCATTGGTTTCGAATGTGATGTTCTTTAAGTCACCCATACTGCCTTGCGACAGTAGTTCTTCGTAGCCACGCTGCCAACCCAACAACGGTTCGCCACCTGTGATCACAAGATGCACATCATTGCCGTTGTCTTGTTGCCAGCGATGATTGGGTGTGAGCACCAACATCTTTTCAATCAGCTCGTCATGTATGAGTGTGTGACTCAGGTCCTTAAATGCAGGATGCCATGAAGCGTAGCTATCGCATCCGGTATTGACAAGTGGAAGGTCAAGAAAATTCTTGTACAGATGTATGTTCTTTGCCACTGTGTCTGCTTCGGTAGACTGTACGCCCGGAGCGCAGCCAAAGCCCGAGCAAGTGAAGTTGCACCCGTATGTGCGTAAGAACACACTAGGAACACCAACAAAGCGTCCTTCGCCCTGCGCAGAATAAAATAGTTCACTGACTTTTAATTTCATAGTTTATAATCTCGTTACTGTACTTAGACCGCCACGACTCGGCATGTGATTTTCTAACTTGTAGTTGTTTTCTTCAAGCAACCTAGTCTCTTCGTGTAGTTTAGCACGAGTTTCTTGCTTTGTCACCCACCCAGGCAAAATTCTATCAACGTATTGAAGATGCTCAACTGGAGTTGGATGCGGATCTCCGTTTCTATTTTGTTCACACCATCCTGGGTACGGTCCGCCCCATCCCAAAGGGCGTAACACTTTTTTGTAACTGGGCAACACTGTGTCGATAATGCTACTGTACAAGTCAATCACATCATCAGCACGAATAGCATCATTGGCCCAAAGATGGGGATAGGTAATATCGCACATGGATATAAATTTCCAATTCACATTGGATTTTGATTCTAACAATGTCTTGGTTGCTTTGATGTATGCCATACTTTTGATTAGCCCACCGCGTTTGGTGACCTGTGCAATATAATCTTTGCTGCGGAGTTTATTTTTTCCTATATGTCCGACAGTTTGCCATCTATTGGTATACCAATCTTCGCGCATGACATCAGTCCAGCACACAATTACCGTATCGTTGGTGCTAAAATTATTACGTTGATCGCACTCCATGACACTGTTAAAAATAAATTCATTTCCAGCGCCTGGTCGGCCCCAGTTTTCAAAATAATCAAATTCTGGTGCTAAACAATCAGCCCACGTGCTCCAGCCGTAGTTGGTAAAACTACATCCAAACGCAAACAGTCTACTCATAGTTTCGTTGCTTTAACCAGTAGATGCCATCCCAAGTATTCGCGAATTGCCTGTCGCATTTCTTCGCTCATTACTTCAAACCAAGGTTCCAGTTCATAGATACCTTGCTTGTACTTAGGTACATTATACATGAAACAATGCGCTTGTCTAATGCGTCCGATATGGAATTTGCCCTCTAGCAACTGATATACTTCTTCTTTTGTGTAGGCTTTGGCGTAAGGACAGCCGGCTTGTGCTTCGTATTGATCTAGACCTTTTTGGATCATGGCATACTTCCAACTGTCACGAGCATACACTAACATTTTGAATTCACCACCATCTACAGTTAAACTATGGATGTTTTCAATCACACGATCAATGTCTGGATAGTGATGCAACACACCACAACTGTAAACCAAATCAAATTTACCCAGGTGCGACAAGTCATCGTCGCCGCTTGCTTGATAAAATTCACCTTCTAGGCCAAATACTTCAAAACGTTTTTTGGCTAATGCAATGCTTTCGCCACTAAGGTCAATGCCAACATACTCGGCACCGTGTTTGGCAAACTCGGCTGCGTCGGCACCAATACCGCATCCAATTTCCAACACACGTTTACCAGCATACAAATGAAACTGCGCTAGGTCTTTGAGATGTGGTTCAACAAAATAACGCTTTTCACTGTTCTCAGTAAAGAATTGCTCAGTACCAACTTCGCTGGCGCTATGATTGATGTTACAGGGCTGGCGATCCCAGTACTGCACAATCTTGGTTAATAGCTCATTACTCAAAGGGACTTTCCTTCCATTGTCTCAGTCGTTTGTGTGGATCTTGCAGGACCATCCTGGCCCAGATGTCTGGATTTTTGCCTGTCATTGAATCTCTAAACCATGTGGTATCACGACCTATGCTGTCAAGATAGTCTGCAATTTTGGTAGTTTCATCAATTCTACGTTTGCGCCATGAAATGTGATTGAAATCTCTAGGATTATTACCCGGCATGTTCTCCAACATGATACGTTCCTTGAATGTTTCATCCAAATTTTCACCGGTAAGGTCATAGCGTTCGTGATGTATCATCACAGGAATTGTTTTTACAATATCCAACATCCAGGCCACTTGGCTGGTCCAGGCATCATTGATTTGATGCGGACTCAAGTGTCCAGTAATTTCCACCCATTTTTTTGGCAGGATAGGAAAGATAGCATACGGATGTTCGTGATTGGTCTCGGCTCGAAGCAAATAAAACTCTTGACCATTATCTCGAATCACCTGATCCCAATCCTGCGTTTTCATCACAGCATCGTCGTTCCAGAAGAACAACCATGAGCCTTGACTATAACGGGCCAGCTCATTAAGATACTCGTTCAGTCGCATGTAGCCTAGTCGTTCAAACTGTATGGCACTGTATTCTACACCTAGGTCGTCTAGATAAGGTTGTATAACATCTACAAAGTATTTGATATTTTCAGTGTCATCGTTGTCAAATGCCAGCATCACTTCTATTCGACTGGGGTCTTTGGCCCGGTCAAGTAGAGTGCGCAAGCATTGTTCTAGTGGTTTTGGTCTGCCACGAGTTGGCAATAAAACACTGATGTCGATAGGGCTGTCAGGGGGTAATAAGTTCTCTGGTATCATATTCTATTTCAGGTAAAGTGGCTGAATTAGTTTTTGTTATTGTTGTTTTTCCAAAATTCCGCTTGCGAGCAAAGTACATGTTCTCTAAGAACCGATCCATGCTCATGGTTTTATCTTCTACGCTGTCAAATTTGTATAAACATGGTGTGTTGATGTCAGCATCATCCAACAAGTATCCAAGGAAGTCATAGTCAAACTTTTGTTGGATTGGCAATGCTGGTAAATCTTTGTAATCAATCACATAGTTTCTTTGAAACTGCAACAACTGATTTAGTATGCTGCTGTCAATAGTATACGTGGTTCTCACAAAACTGTCAATGATATTGAAAACATGATTGATCTTTTGTTGTTGTTGCATGTACAGAGTGGTTCGATGCACAAGATTCCATCCAAACACTTCAATGTTGCCAATTCGAGGATGATTGATACGACCGTCTGTGGTCCAGTTTTTAAAATAACTGCGTGTTTCATCAAACTGTTGTTGAAACCATGCGTCGCTTTCAATATACTTGTACAAACTGTCGTAAAATTCACTATAGTCAATACCATGTGCTTTGGCTAGATATCTAGCAATGTAAGTGGTCAGGCCATTGATGTGAAAAGTTTGAATGAAACTGTTCCAAACTAAAGTGTCCAACATCATTTCTCTAGGAATGTCTTTGGTTCCTACCACAACATCCACGCACTCATCCATGTCTACGTCACCGTAGCTGCCACTCATGTAGTCGTACACCGGCACAGAGTCCAGCTTCCACATTCTTTTTTGCAAGAGATTCATCTCGGCATTTTCCAACAATTGTGCTTGCAGAATGTTCACACCAGTATGATTGCCTGCTCGGAAGATTTGCCAAAAAGCGTTTTTCCAAGTTTCCACGGTCTCGCCAGGCAAGCCCAAAATAACTTCTGTGTATACAGGAATGTTGTTTCTATCACACAAGGCAAAGATTTCGTCAATCTTGTGTTGATCAAGATTTCTACGCTTGATGTTTTCCAACACGTCGTGGTCCATGCTTTGCACACTCACTGTAAGACCTTGGCCAAAGTTAGGACTTTCATCAATCAGTTTCTTTACGATACCAACTACTTCGTTCTTTTGATTCTTGGCCCAGGTCATGGAGAATGATGCCAGCTTGGCCCACTGTTTTTGTACTTCGATTAACTTGTCCACAATCATGTTGTCACGTTCAATAAACATGCCAAAGTTGGCGTCTGTAATTGTGACAAATCCGCAATGGCGACCGATCCACTCTAGTTCATGGAACACTCTAGTAAGTTCAAATTTCTTGACCTTGTTATAAGTAAGGCTACCCCAGTCACAGAAGGTACATTGATAAGGACATCCGCGATTGGTTTCCAATGTAGCGTTCCAAATCACATCAGGATTTTCAGCCATGATTCGATCAAAGATTCCTGTAAGATATGGACTGGGAATTTGATCAAGATTGTCGATCCTAGCACAGTCGCCAGTATCTACTAGCCCTGCTCGAGTATTGATCAACAGGCCGGGAATGTGTGTGAAGTCTGTGTCAAAGTCTTCTAGTATGCGTTTGAAAGTAATTTCGCCTTCCATCTTGCTCACAAGATCCATGAAAGGTTCTTTTACAAACAATTCAGGATCTGTAATAGCAGGCTCTGGACCACCAAATATAATTGTAACCTGGGGATTGAGTTCTTTGATTCGGCGTGCTAGTTTGTAATTGTATCTATGGTTCCATACATAGGCACTAAATGCCACAATGTCATTGTGTTGCAGTCTTGCGGCTGCTTCTTCGATGGGCTCTCTGCGCCAGATCAACTGGTCAATTTCCCAGGTGTTTTTAATGTGCTCAAACCCAAAGGCATAGCTCAGTATCACACCTGCAGAGTATGGCAGGTAATAGGCGTTGAATTCCTTGGGCCCTTGTTGAAAGTTGGGCTGCACAAAACTTATTGTTTTTTTGTTCATGACTTATTTAATCGGTTTCATGCCCTAGAGACAAGTTGTCACAAACCCTGGGTTTGTGACAAGTTAATAGCCATTAATCAGACTGTTTAACGTCTTCTACTATTTTCTTTTGTAGTTGACTTAACAACATGCCATATACTGGCAAAATAACAACCAAGCTCACTATGATCTTGCTGATTGAATTGTTGGTCGCAACAATGTGCCAGTTAGCAGCCATAAACTCATTTGCACCGCCAGCAAATGCAGTAAAGAAGAACACATAGGTGTCAAAGAATGTGCTCACAACTGAACTTAATGCAGGTGCAATCCACCAAGTAGCATACTTCTCACGAATATATTGGAACACATACACATCCAACAAGTTGCTGATGAAATATGCACAACCACTACCAAGACCAATGCGAAATGCTACTGAATCAGGAGCACCACCTAAACTGACCACTGCCATTGACACAATGATAGCAGGAATGAATGCCAATGCAATCACAGCACGACCAGTTTGTTTGCCCAACAGTCGCACAGTCAAGTCGGTCAACACAACCACTAATGGGAATGTGAACGCGGCTGCTGCCAATGGCGCACCAAACACTGAGAATTTGAATTGCACAATATAGTTGCTGATAGCAATAATAATGATATGTGCCAGCATGAGTTTGTAGGCCAATGCACGGTCAACGCCATTTAAGATTCGATCTAACATAATTTTCCTTTTTATATTAAGCGAACAGATCTTCCATCCACTCGCGATGGCCTTCTCTACAAGCCATATTGCTCTGTGTTTCGCGCACTTCTACACGATAGCACCAGAGACGCTCTGCTTCACCCGGTCCCCATAGGTCCGGAATGTAAACACCATTCACATACTTGTACAGCATGTCTGCCAGGCCTTCGCATCCCAGTCGAGGAAGGATAGTAAGTTTGGCCATTTTCCGCTCTTGCAATAGTCGGTATGTTTCAAGTTCTGGATCATCTGCAGATACTAGCAAGGTATGATCAAACTGATCTTCCAAGATCTTCTTCAGTTCCTTAAGGCCGCCATAGTCGGCAGCCCAGTTGCGCACATCCAAATCGTCTGTGCCAAAATAAAACTTCATTGAGAAACTGTAACCATGAATTAGATTGCAGTGACTGTCAGCACGCCATTGTCGGTATGCGCAGGGAAAAGCATCATGATACTCTTTGGTGCTGGTGTACTTGTATTGTACTGGTTGATTTGTTGCCATATTGTCCTCCTATGTATTATAGCATAGGCAGCAGAGTTTGTATAGCGGGATGATGCCGGACAGGCCGCTTAGAGAACTATTTAACAAGTTTTTCAAGTAGTGATTGTTTTGTGCCCAACAGCGCACAATCCAATGTGCCAAATTCAGATGCTATTCTTTTTCGATTTGAAAATTTTTCTTTAGACAATATATCACTTGGATACCCTATCTTTGGTCGCTGCGGCACCTTGTAGATATTGGCCTTGTTTTCTTGCATGGTCATACTAACATCCCATTCGTTGACAAATGCTGCCAAAACATCTGGGCTCCAATAATGGAACCCCCATGGATGTTGATCAGGGCATATTGCCTCTAAATATTGATCAGTTTCTTCCATCACAAACCCCACATAGTTTCCTAGTTGGGGTTCTAAATATGTCATCTGCTCGTAATCAGGATAGTATTCTAATTGATACCCAGTTACCAATACTCCGTCTAATTTTTTTATAGATTTTGATAATAAAGCACTAGTAATACCGCCAAAAAATAATCTAGGTCGGATGTCAAGGAATAAGCGTTTTTCCTCTATTGATCCAACAAAGTCTTGTGAGTGAATGACCAGAGGTTCTACATTATTTTTCTTACACCATTGAATGGCATACCAACTTTCGAGTATTTGGTCTTGATGGGTTACATGGTCATAGATCAGAATGACAGGAGTAAACGGTATTTTGTTTCTATAAAATGCATTGGCCACATTCTCGCTATCACATCCACCACTAAGTGCAACATATAATTTTTTATGCTGACTGTAAATTTCCTGTGCTGTTTGATCACATGCTTGATCAAATGGTATGATCTTGTCTGCTTTTTGATTGAATATCACACGCAAGTTTTCTTTTTGTTTGCGCTTTGGAAGTCCATCCCAACTGATGTCAATCCAGTTATCTCTGCACAGCATGATAGGTCCTATGATGTTGTTTGAGTTGATCTAAATTGGTGTGACCAATCTTAACTATGTTTTCACTGAGCGCTCGGTCTTGACTCCAGGCCAACTCCCATATATCTTCGTTGATGTTCCAACTGCTGAGTGGATATCTTGTGTCGCGATATTTGTACACTTGTACACCACTGTTGGTTGCCACGGTAACAAATAGCGCACCAGGCTGCCATTCAATCATTGTGCCGGGATACAGTGCCATCCAACAAGCACCAAGATTCAAATCTTGATCTTGAGGAATCATATGGTTGTTAAATTGTGGGGGTACAAATTGTACTGACCCACCATCAAACGTTTCATAAACCACACGACCAACTGTTACAATACCAATTCGATCATACACGCCCGCATGTGCAACAGGAATGTGATCTATGTCCAAGAACACATCCATGATTGTTTCAACTGATGCGTTTACTGTGTCTCGCCGCTGCTCTACCAATTCAAAGTGTTTTGTTGGAATTGGAAAACTATAAGGTACTGCGTGATCAAACAGCATGGAACCGTCACTGTAGCAAGATTGTTTTTGTAACACCAAATCATTGCCAACGCCTAGTCCCAGCAAATCAAATTGCATGCCGTGATAAGGACATTTCAGTTCAGATGTTTCACAGTTGCTGATCTTGCTATTCTGATGTGGGCACACATTACTCAACAAATAAAAATGACCGACGTGATTTACTACCGACCATTTACAATCAAGTTGGTCAATAGGTGTTGCACTATCTAGTTTGAAATCTTGTTGGAGTCCTAAAAACATATTATGGTTTTTGATAGCCTGCTGTTTTGTAGTTAGCTTGACCAGCAATCACACCGCGCACTCCACCAACAGGATCAGCACAATCGCCCACACGACGTGGAATCAAATGCACATGCGGATACATCACTGTTTGCCCTGCTTCTCGGCCCATGTTAATGCCAATGTTGAATGCCGCACAGTCTCCACGTTCTACCATGCGTCGACCATGTAGCATAGCTGACTCAACGCAATCCATAGTTACATTATCACTGTTGTAGTGTGGTACAAACAACAGGTGACCGGGTGTGACAGGATAGCGATCGCGAAACACAGCCACGTGGAAGTCTGAAAGTTCTTCCACACGGTCATCCCACGGTGCAATATCTTGTTGATATGCAATTTCTAAATCAGTCATCTTGTTCTTCAACTGCATTGTCGTAACCACGCTGGAAGTCGTCAGCATCGGCTTCGGCATCTTCCAGTTTCAAATACGGGTTCACGCACTTTTCGCCGGCCTTGGCCTGCTCGTAGCCTTGTTGATAAGGCGCTTGTTCGTAAGGGATGATTTTCTTAGCCATTAGTCTGCTCTTTCAATTTCAGTTGCTTCGCGAACCAGCACTAGCAGTTCTTCTACGGTGCCTACCATGATCTTGGCAGTCTTCCAGTTGTCTTCGTCGTCTCTGCCGCCCACTTCAATCATGTAGCCATTGTCATACATGTTGATAGTGAATGACTCATTGACCTTGGTCAACTTGTCGCTGAGTTTTTTAACTGGCCCTGTGGCCTTTGCTTTTGATTTTGCCATTTGATTCTCCTCTATGGTTAGTGCTTCAAATTCTTCTTTCAACGCTTCGAGTGCGTCTGAGTCTGCTTTAGACATCTTGGGTCTCTTTTTTCCCATTTAAATCTCCTCCAGGTGGTATTGGGAGTAGGGATAGTTGGTCTGCAACCATTCCAACAATCCTTCTTCTGCCGGCATCT